CACACTTAACACATGTTATAATTTTGTTATCTTCTTCCATTAATCCTTGACATACCTTTGAAGCACGACCAGAAAGATAAGCAGAAGATTTTTCACCACCACCTCCTTTAGATTTAGGTTTCATTCTTCTTTGACGATAAGCTTCACCTTTTTTGCAAAGTTTTTCTTCTAATATCTCGTTTAATATGTCAATTAATTTAATCATATTACCACTTTTTACAAGACCAATAATTAGCTTTCCAACGTGGTCCTGGGTTGTCACAATTGTGTCTTGCTCTGTATGCTGCTCGTCTTTTAGGGTTTTTGGCTTTAATCACCATTCTTTTACCTTTAGCGGATTTACCACCAAAGCCAAAATTAACTTTTACAACTTTACCCTTATTATTTTTAACATATACTTTAAATTTCTTAATATCACCTTGCATTGGTTTACCCAATGTAACTTTGCGTCCATGATATTCTGCTTCTGTAACACAACCACAATCGGCTTCATTGAGCATTTGAGTATACTCTTTTATGAATTGGATAAATTCTTTTAGATCTTGTTCATTTTCAACATCATATTCATCAATTTCTTCTGTGATTATCTCTATTAGTTTTATCATATATCCTCAATGTGTTTATCAGTTAAATACTTGATTTCCATTATTAGTTATAAATATTAACTTTCGGTTATATCTTTTATTTTTTGCAACTTATCTAAAATAAATTGTTTTACTTCTGTTCTATTAACACCACCTGACCAATTTTGGATTGTGCCATCTTCCATGGCATACGATTCATTTATCATATCATCTAGAAATTGTTCTAATCCAGATTCTATATTTGTTACTGTATAGCGAGCATTATTTAAGATCATATTGCGTTCATATTCTTCATATTCCCCTTTCATTTTTAATTCACTCTCCATTTCAGTGACACAATGTAAACACATTTGATGAATATTATACATTTTAACATCTAAATGATGATTCATAGATTTAGAACATTTAGGACAAAGTAAAGGTACAGCAGCAGATTCTACTTTTCTAACATTACGTTTAATATTATTTTTAATAGTCCAAGTACGTCCGTTTTCTTCCCACACGTCTCCTTCTTCATGTATTTCTTCTACTTTAGTATAACCAACAGACGTTACTGTTTTATCGCCTGTTTTTTTAGTTATTATGTTTCTCATACGTTTTAAATCACGTTCTGAGAATTCTTTTTTTAGTTGGGTTTCTTTCATAACTATATTTCTATATCGTTTGGTGGAGTTGGTGAATTATATATTGCTATTATATCTTCTCCTTCATTAGCTTCCGCTTCAAATGAGTATTGAGAAGGTAAATTATTTTTTACGTATGTTAATACTATATTATATCTTCTTCTATCTAAAGGTACTATATAAATCATAGTAAAATCAGGAGTACGTTTCATAAAATCTAAGGTAATAGCCATTACAGTTGCATTAATTTGAAGCGGTTTTCCTTCTTGAGTATCTTCAAAATTAGAGCCTAAAGGTCTGTTTGTAGTATGATATACTCGCTCATATCTGTTTTTACCATCTAGTTTGAATGCTACTTTATATTCATTTTGATCTGTTGTAAAAGTATATTCATTATATTTACCTCCAATATAATCAAAAGGTAAAGCCTTATTTAAATCATCTCCCAATTCAGTAATTAAATGCTCAAATAAACTAGGTTTTTCTTGAGCAAAATTACGCATAATAATAGCTGCTCTAGAATTAGCTTCATTCTCAACATCACTACCTGTTTTACCATCTCCGGGCTGTAGACGCCCAGTAACATCTTGTTTGTAATGAACTAATTCATGAGCTAATGTTCTAAATATATCTGCGGGATGTCGTTTAGCTATTACTATACGGATAGATTTTTCCTCAGGTCTATATCCACCCCAAGAACCATGTTCGACGGCTTCTTGGGAATCGTTAGAAAATTTTATTTTAGGTAGGGAATCTAGTTTAAGTTCTTTAGTAACATGTTTCATGAACTCTTTAACCAATTCTTTATTTAATAGAGATTTATCTTTCATTTAATGCATAGTAAGTACTACATATAAATATCTACGAAACTACTCTATCTTACAAGTCGTTGGTAGTGTTTCAGTTACAGGTTTTGCGTTAGGGTTTTCTAATTTATAAATGTCATATATTTTAAGGAACATTTCAAAATTTCTTTCAATTTCATCTATTTCTTTTAATTGCCATCCTTTACCTTGTATTTTCTTACCGCCTTTATCTTCACCACGAGTGGCTGCTTTTAACCATAAAATACCTGTTCGCTCAATTTTTTCATCGTGAGTTTCGTTCCATGCTTTAGCATAAGATGCTAACTGTAAATCCATAGACGTATGTAATGAATTAGATGTTTTATTATCTAGTAACCATAACTGTTTATTTAAACGACAAACAATATCTGTTGTACCTGCGTATTCATGATCATCTGAAAATAAATGGTATTCGGTTGCTACTAGTTCTGGTTTATGTGTATTCCAAAAGTCGGCGAATTTTAAAATCATTTTCCAAACGTCAAGTGAATATTTAGCATTACCCCATTCATCTAACCAATTGATTTCTACTCCATTTAAAAAATCATCAATAGCAGTATGTACTTGAGTACCTTCGGCTGCGGCTTTAGAGGCAATAATATCTGAATTGTGTCCTACGTCCTTTAACCAAGCATGAAAAAACTGGTTCTTAGGGAAATAATTAAGGATACTGGATACTGAAGGGTAGTATTTCTCGTTACGTCTGTAAAAACGTTGGTCTAAAACGTTAATTTGTTTGTTATCGGCACTGTATTCTACAATACGTTTGATCTTAGGATCCTTGATAACATTTGCATTTTTGTCTATCATATTAATTCTATTTTTTTACTAATTAAGGCGGAGAATGTAAGAGGCTGGGTTTGTTCAAGTATATCTAAGAAATGGGTGAAACCAATTTCATTAGCGTCTTTACCGTCTAATTCTACTAAATATACTTCTTTACCATATGATAATAATTTCTCACAATGTTTAATTGCGTCTTTTAAAGCATCATTATCTAGAGCAATATATACCTTTTGCACTTGAGAACCAACGATTTTTTTCATTAGTTCTTCTGAGATTGATTTACCAAATAAAGGGATTACATTACGTTTAATAGTTAAGGCATCAAATATACCTTCAACTAGGATAAGTGGAACATTCCAATTTATATAATATTCCCAACCTATAATATTTCTTCCAGCAGGTGGATTTTTATATTTTTGTGGTTCATCTTTACGATATGTTCGAGTGCTAAAATAATTTAGGTTTCCATGTTCATCATAAGAGGGAACTACAATACGATGGGCAAAATTGCCGTTAGCGCAAAACCCAATATTATATTTTAAAACATCATTTTCCGTAATACCTCGTTGCTTTAAAAATTTAATTGCATGTTTGGCCTCAATAGCAGACATTCCGTCCATTTGACTAGCGCAAGAAAGAGGAATAAATTCCTTAGGTAAAGAAAGTGCATTAACAACCGTTTCTTGTTTAGTACCCGGTTTAATTAATGAATATAGGTCTTGAATTTTATGTTGTGGTGCCTTTAATTTTTTAAACAATGAAGACACGGTTTTACCCTTTTCATCACACGACCAACAATGCCAAGGATTTTCCTTTTTATCGTTAGTGCGTATTTGTAGTTCTAACTTCGGTTTAGAATGGTGGCAAAATGGACAAGTAAATGCGGCATTATTACGAGCAGTAGACCGCCCCTTTCCTAATACCGATTCTATTAACGTTAGCAACATTTTTTCCCTTATTCCCTCTTCTTTTATCTCCATTTTTACTGTTTTATCAAACCTGTAGGGTTAAGGTAATGGAAATTTCTGAGGGATCCAAGCGATATTAAATAAAATCTCGACGGAAAAACTTAGCCAATATGTTATCGTTATACGAATTAGCGCCTAATAAACAATCGCTAAGGCATTGGTGGTGTACTTCAAAGTAAGTAAGTTGTTTTTTAGTTTTACATAAACGTAAGATAAGACATTCAAAATGTTCTGGTCCTAATTCTTTAACGTCTTGTATTAGTTCTTTATTTGAACCCCAATAATCTTCCCAATTGCTTTCTTTAATAACTAATTTAGTTGAGGGTTTTTTACCACGAGCTGTGGGTAAGGCGGCTAATTCCTTTTTACCTAATTTAACATTAGTGTTATGGAAGAACGATTTCTTCCCAATATAGAATTTTCCATTTGTAAGGTTTGTAATTTTGTAAACAAAACCTGTATAGTCTTCGGGATTAAAATCCTCAGAGTGTATCCATTTATTTTTCATAACGTTGTTTTATTTTATTATAAATCTATTATTTTAAAATTTTTATCTTTATCATATCCTAAATTATCTTCATGAAAAGACCCAAATTGTGTCATTGTTTTACCTATATCCCAAACTGGTTTTAATTTTTGTACTAATGGTATATTTTTAGAGTAATTATTATAAATATAATCGCCAAATAAATCATTCATTGGTATTCCTTCTCCATAATTAATATCGTAAAAATCATCTATATCATTTATATTTTTTATACTTTCCCAACTATCAGCATTAGCAAATATTTCACCAATATTTAAATCATCATATGCCTCGTTTGGTGTTTTATATTTTTTTTCTAAATCTAATGCTGCTTTTTTTGTTACTTTTACAACAACATCCCATATATCTTCTTGTGCTTTTTTTACATCTACTTTTTCTTGAAAGTAATATTTTTTATTTTTATCCGGAATTATAATGTTAGCTATATATTTTGGATATAGTTTTAACATTTTAAGATAATCTATTATCTCATATTTATCAATAACAGGTTGATTATCTTTATCTTTATTCCACGGAGAATAGAATGTTTTTACAACATAATTTGGATCTTTTAAATAAGGATAAACCAACTGTTGTGCTCCACTACCTAACGATGTTTTTTTTTGAATATTTAATTCGTTTAATATATCTACTAGTTTAATCATCTTACTTATCGTATCTAATTACAAATGTCATATCTGTGTTTTGTGACAGTGATATAGGTTGTCCTAATTTAGCAACTGCTAATAGGGTATTTTCTTCATTATATAAACTTATAGTTGTAACATAAGGTTCAAAATATGATGCTGTTGCAAAATCTTTTACCTGAGGTAAAGGAGTATTTAATGATTGTGATTCAAAATTACTTCCTGAAAATAAATTATCCTGTAATAATGTTGGATTGTATGAAAGATTAAATTCATTCTCCTTAACATGACAAATCACATTTTGTTGATAAATAGTTACTTCATTCTGGAAGGTAATATTAAAGCTTGGCGGTGGTGAAAATGACATATTAATATATAATTAAACTTGAATACATAAAAAACAACAAGAATTTATTATCACCCCGTCGTCATTAATTTGATAAGCTGTAGGGATATTTACAGCTGAATTCCCCATAGCATACCATAAATCTCCACCAACTAAAGGAGTATAACCCACACCCAGTACTAATTGATATACTGTATTTCCTAGTACTACTCCTGGTGGGTCTTGTAAATAGAACCACTGACTGAAACCCAATGTATTAAAGTTATAACATGCCAGATACCCCTGAGGAAGTCCAGGAGTTGACGCTAAAACAAGATAATTTGGTGGTGGACTAGGAGATGGTGTTCTGGTTATACTAGGTGTTGGTGTAGGTGAAGGTGAAGCATCAGGTGATGTAGATATAGATGGGGTTACTGAAGGTGTTCTAGTTATTGAGGGTGGAGGAGTGCGACTAGGAGTAATACTAGGTGTTCTTGTTATCGAAGGTGTTTTACTTGGAGATACAGTTATTGATGGTGTTCTAGATGGTGTTATAGTAATTGAAGGGGTAATAGATGGGGATACTGAAGGCCATGGGATATTTTGATCGGTAAAACAACCAAAAGACACATCAAATATATCTACAGATGATGAAGGTATTCCATCAGGAAAGGTTACTGTGTATCCGTTAAGTAATTCATACTGCTGCACATTAGAAGCATATAGAGTTAATCCGCTGCTTCCTGATAGATAAATATCAAAAGGACCAGGGGTATTTCCTTGAGTATAAGATATTACGTATGTTGGCATGTTATTTTACAATTGAATTAAAATATTATTTTTTTTTTATTATTTAACCTAAATCGCCGGATATTTATATTATAAATATAAAGAACATATTTAATCAGGTACTATTTCTGGAGGTATTGAAATACATTGGGTCGGATCAACAGATATTATTTCTCCCTCATTACTAATTTGAAAAGCATTATTATTCAGAATCGATGAATCCCCCATAGCATACCATAAATCTCCACCTGGAAAAAGATTATAACCCACACCCGGTACTATTTCGTATACTAGAGCTCCTAATACTAATCCTGGTGGATCTGGCACATATACATATCCGCTATATCCATATTGATTAAATTCATAGCATGCCACATATGCCTCATCAGATCCAGGGGTTATCCCTATAGTAAGATAATTTGGTGGGGTACTAAGAGATGGTGTTCTGGTTACACTAGGCGTTGGTGTAGGTGTAGGCGAAGCGCCGGATGATACCGATATAGATGGGGTTACTGAAGGTGTTCTAGTTACTGAGGGTGGAGGAGTAACACTAGGAGTAACACTAGGTGTTACAGTTACTGATGGTGTTTTACTTGGTGTTTTACTTGGAGATACAGTTATTGATGGTGTTATAGTAATTGAAGGAGTAATAGATGGGGATACTGAGGGGAAAGGAACATTTTGATCGGTAAAACAACCAAAAGACAGATCAAACACTGCTACAGATGATGAAGGTATTCCATTAGGAAATGTTACTGTGTAGCCATTAACTAATTGATATTGAGGTACATTAGAAGCATATAGAGTTAATCCACTACTCCCTGATAAATAAACATCAAAGGGACCAGGGGTATTTCCTTGAGTATAAGATATTACGTATGTTGGCATGTTTTATTTTTAATTACTTTGTTTATTAGATCCAAGGAATACCACTTATTTCTGTTATAGCATCTTTTTGTGTTTTACGAGCTGTTACAGTATCTTTAAGTTCTGTTTCTATTGTAGTAATTTGTGCTTGTCCTAGTAATGCTGCAACCCATTGAAGTACGTCTTCTTCTAGCAGTTGTGTAAATGGTATGTAATTTGGTTTAGTTGGATCTCCTACTAAAGCCATTTCGTTTATTTTTCTAGCTACAATATCGTCTAGTCGTACTCTACATTCGTAGATTACTTTGGTAACTAATCCGTCTGCTATTTGACTTTTTAAGTCAATAATTTTCCAAGTTGTTGTCATATTGTTTAGTTTACTTTTATACTGCTGTTATTTTTGCCCATCCATTATTTGCTCCTGCTCCTGTATAAACATATAGGTTTATATTTGCTCCTGAGCTTCCTGACATTATTATACTACCTGTTGTTGCTTCTGTTGGTGTTGTTGTTCTTGGAGTAAGTGTTAATATATTATTGATTATAGCTGATCCTGTTACTTGTAATGAGCCTGTTACTAGTAATGATCCTGTTACTTGTGCAGATCCTGTTACTTGAAAAGTACTTCCTGATGCAAATACTAAATTACGTCTACTACCATCTGCTGTTCCATTTCCTATAATGAAAGCAGATTGTGCTGAGGATGATATGTTATATTGACCCTGAACGTGTTGGTAAGATCCTGATGCTACTGTATAATACCCTTCTGCATGTGATGCTGTGCCTATCGCTATGGTGCTTATTCCTTCAGCATGTGAATAGGTTCCTCTTGCTTGTGTACTAGCTCCTTCTGCATGTGAATAAGATCCTGTTGCTTGTGCACCATATCCTTCGGCATGTGAGCTTGCACCTATTGCTTTTGTAGAATATCCTTCTGCATGTGAAGACTCTCCTGATGCTGTGGTAAAGTACCCTTCTGCATGTGAATATTGTCCTTGTGCTAGTGTAGCTGCTCCCTCTGCATGGGAAAAAGATCCTGATGCTGTTAGTATATAGTTTGTATCTATTCCATCATCTAAAGAAGATCCCTCTGCATGTGATCCATTTCCTTTTGCCAAGGTACCTCGACCTTCTGCGTGTGATCCATTTCCTTGTGATGTTGGAAATATATCTCCTCCAACACCTTGAAAGGCGTATCCTTCTGCATGTGAAGCCTCTCCTGATGATAATGTCTCACTACCCTCTGCATGTGAGCCTATTCCTATTGCTGTTGTATAATATCCTTCTGCATGTGAGTATTGTTCTAATGCTATTGTATTATATCCTTCAGCATGTGAGTATGAACCTGATGAAGTTGTTTCAAATCCTTCAGCATGTGAAGCGTTTGCTCTTGCTTCTGTACTTTCTCCTTCAGCATGTGAGTAATCTCCTGATGCTGTTGTTAAGAATCCTTCTGCATGTGAACCGTTGCCTAATGCTATTGTAGTATCGCCTTCGGCGTGAGCACCTTCTTCGTTAGCTATTGTACTTAGTCCTTCTGCATGTGAATAAGATCCTGATGCTATTGTACCTTCACCTTCTGCATGTGAGTAAACTCCTTTTGCTTGAGTATATTGTCCCTCTGCATGTGAATATAATCCACTTGCTGTAACTGCAAATCCTTGTTGTAAACTTTGACTTCGATAATTAAAAACAAATGAACCCGTACCATCAAATCTACTACCACTATTAAAAATAATTTCAGTATTACTACTTGCTGTTAGAAAAGAATTTTCTACTAATAGCAAAGATGTTTTAAAAGATGAACCTGATGAGTTCTGTGCAGTGTCATTAGGATTTACTATGTGTATTAAACTTCCACTATATGGAAAACTACTTGAGATACTTGTTAATTTAGTGTTCATTTTATTATAATTTATTGAGATTGAAATTGATAAAATTCTCCATCTTGGAACTCAAAGTTATCACCATTTTGGAATTGTTTTGAGTTCATAGTACTTGGAGTAATAGACGGTGTTATACTCGGTGTAACAGACGGTGTTTTACTTGGTGATACAGTTATAGATGGTGTTATAGATGGTGTTTTACTTGGTGATACAGTTATTGATGGTGTTATACTCGGAGATACAGTTATAGATGGCGTTATAGATGGTGTTTTACTTGGTGATACAGTTATAGATGGCGTTCTAGACGGTGTTATACTCGGTGTAACAGACGGTGTTTTACTTGGTGATACAGTTATAGATGGAGTTACAGATGGTGTTTTACTTGGTGATACAGTTATAGATGGTGTTATAGATGGTGTTATTGAGGGTGTTACACTTGGTGATACAGTTATTGATGGGTTAATTGATGGTGTTACTGATGGTGTTACTGATGGTGTTTTACTTGGTGATGCAGTTATTGATGGTGTTGGTGATGGTGATGGAGGTGGACATGGATTAGCTGCATTACAAGTTGTACAATCAGTGTATAATGTACCTCCATTCCATGTAAGAGTTGCTGGTCCCGCTATTGCAATACTACCAAATTCATAACAATATCCATTAGTAGCTGTTAAAAAACCTGTTAAAAATACTTGCGGAATAGATATAACTCCTACACTAAGCTCCGAACAACATTGTTTAGCTTCTCTAAATTCATATTTTGTTGAAGGTGATGGTGTTGGAGTTACTGTTGGTGTTTTACTTGGTGTTATAGTTACTGATGGTGTTATAGTTACTGATGGTGTAACTGTTGGTGTTTTACTTGGTGTTGCAGTTACTGATGGTGTTATAGTTGGTGTTGGTGTAGATGATGGTGATGGTGGGAATGGAGGAGGAATTATAATTCCAATCTCGAATTCACATTCTGGATCTGATACATTAACAGTAATACTGCCTGTACTACTCATTAATGGAGCACAATAGGATCCAGTAGTTAAAAATGTATAAAATGTTTGATATACTCCTGTACCCAAACCAGAAAAAGATAAGGATACTGAATTATTTGAACCTGTACTAAAGAAATTAGCATTTCCTCCAAATATTTGGATTGAATTATTTATTAGGGTGTTGCCTCTTAAATCATCATTTACTAATGGATAGAATGAGAACGTAAGTGGATTTGGGTAATCATTTCTTATTATACTATAAGCATCATCATAAGCCACAGCAGGTAATACAAAAGCGTTTTGATAAGCTTGACTCGTAATTACAACGGTACCTTCAGGATAAAAAATATTCCCTACGTGAGTAGGTGATGGATTAATTAAATTATCATATATATTTCCTTTACCATCATCATAAAAATTATATTGGGATGAGGACATTTGAAATGAATATGGTAAAACCTTATTACCATATGCTTTAGGAGATATTTGAATTACTCTAATAGTTTCATTTGCTCCTGTAGGAAAATATGAAATAAAGGCAGGATCATTATTAAAATTAAAAAATGAAGCTGATGGGTGTTGGCTACTAGCTGATAAGTAATGGATGGAAGAAGCTAAAGATGATGTGTTTAGACTTCCCGAATATTGATGATAGAATAATTGATTAATCTGTCTATATGTAAGCCTATCATAATGTGTATTAGTTGTAGGCTCGCTCCCTGGGTTAAAAGAATTAGTATAATTTGTTCCATTATATACTGTGATATAAGGATCATCATATGGGAGGGGGCAATAGTTAAAATTCCAAGTTTTATTGGCAATAATAGGTACTGTTATAACATCCGATGATTTTAACTGTTTGAATGATCCCATGTAGTAACATTATTATTTAGATTAATAGTCTAATTTTACTTTTATAAGGGCTTCTTTAGTAAAGTCTTTTGCCAGAGGTCTACTTAATTTAGCTACTGCTAGTAATTCATTTTGATCGTTATATAAACCAATAGTGGTAATAAATGTTTGAGGATTATTAATCAATGTAGTATAAATCAAATTACCATTAGTATCTATAATAGATGGATTAGTAGTATAGTTAAAATCTTGGTTTTTTACTCTAGTAAAGAAATAATGAGCTGATACATTCTCTGCTGATTGTAAAGCAAAATTAGCACTAGATGACATTAGTTGATAAATCCCTTGTGGCATATTACTATTAGCCCCGGGGGAGCTTATAGCGGGTGCAAATGCTATTCCTCCATCAGGTACAGATTTACTTAATGCTGTTGGGTTTAAAATAATAATATCACTTTGAGGAAATAAATATCCATAAATAGAAGCAGAAACAGCAGCGGCAGTAGCAGCAGTTCCATTACTTCCAGATATTAAAGTATAATATAAAGCACCAGCTGTTGTATAATTAGTAGTAGAAGTAATTTGACTATTATCTGTCAAAACAATTTCACCGGCACCAAGTTTTAATTTTAATGTCATAGAACCTGGTTGGATATGTTCTTTATATCTATTTCTAGCTATGTTAATAATATATATATCATTTGGTTTATCTGATCCAAAATCAAAACTTCCACTTTCAGTCCCTAACAGTAATGTTCTGTATTGTCCATAAACTACCCTAGAGTTAGTTAAGGATGATCCATCAGGCATTATAGTAGTTACAGCTGAATTTATGTATGTTGATCCACTACCCAATTTATTCCCATACTGGATAGCCATCTGAACAGATTCTGTAGTGGAAAGTAATGCTCCTGGATATTGGGAATACACATTTAAATAGAATGAGCTAGTAATAATACTAGATGTAAAAAAAGTAGTTAAAGTATTAAGATTACCACTCCACATTGGTCTTACTACGGTTTCTGTACTTACTACTGAGTCTTCTGGATTGTATCTTACGAATGACATATATTATTATGAATTTGATTTTGTAATTGTTAATGGAATAGTTATTCTGGCCCCTGAATCTCTACCTAAAACAGTAATAGTGGTTGTTATTTGATTTAGCCCAGAACCAAATAATGTATTAATTGTAGTACCGGTCAGTGTAAATGAAGTACCAATAATAGTTTTACTTAATTGTGAACCTACTGTTGATGTAACACCTGTTGGAGTAGTCTCAGAACCAGGAACACCTGTTGATGAAAATGTAGATAAGAATCTAACATCAGCAATAGTAACAGTATATCCGTTAGCTTCAAATGTACTAGTAGCACCTAAATAATTTAATGTTTGAGGAGTAATTGTTAAAGTAGATCCTTGTTTTAATGAAATACTATTATACCCAACATTAATCACTGGTAGTTTAGCTGTACCTCTAGGTAATGTTACTAATTTATAAATCATAATTTGAGTATCATCGGGGAATGCTTCCATTACCGGCATAGCTTCGATTGCTTGTCCATAAAATGCAGATCCTGATGGTTGCGATGGATTATACAATGTATAATCTACTTCGTCGTCTGCCAAGGAGAATTGTGTAATTCTAAAAGAACCATCATTTCTAGCTAATAATTCCCTCCCTTTAGCTGTTAAAACTGCATCTATTGTTACAGTATTGTTATTTAATATAGCCATTTATTAATTAATTATTTGTTTATAAATATTTGTTTTTTTTATTTTTTAATTAAATTTAATTATTTAAGTTATCTAATAATTGTAATTTAATATTTTTGGTAATATCATCTATGTTATTTAATACATTTGGAGATAAATTTTGTGGAATTACAAATCCGTAAGATGTTTTTCCTGGTGGTTTTACTAAATTTAAAATAATATTAGTTTCATCCGGTACTCGTCTTAGAAAAACTATTTTATAAAATTTACTACAAGAGTTATTAGTAAAATATCCATTTATATCTTCTTGAATTAATATATTTACAAGTCCATTACCATCTATAGCTACTTGAGAAACATTATATTCAAAGGTAAGTCCATTACTAGATTCAATTTGAATTAATATTTTATCAAAAGGCTCTAATTGAAAAGGATAAGCAATATAACCATATTCTTGATATAAAGGAGAATAAGAAGCTGAATAAGTTGTGTTTAGTGGATCAAAATAGTAGTTTGGGTTATAAAAACTTGATAAGGTACTCCCTAATTCAAAAGTATTATTGATTTGATCAGTACATATTGAAGCAGTTGCTATTTGACTTCCATTAGATGGAGTAACTTTTAAAACCCCGGGGGAATAAATAGGGATAGTAAATACCCATGCCCAATTATCAGCAACTATTGAACTTTCAAGATAAGGACTTAATGACGCTGATTCTATTTTATTAGTTCCTACAGATGTTGTTTGGCAAAAATACCTAAACACTATTTTATCCCCAGGTTGATAACTTGGAAGAGATGTATCTACTAAAAAATTAGTAACATATTTTAAAGTAGGTACAGGCTTGGCATCACACAATGTTAATGATTTATATTTTTTAGCTGCGGGAAATGTCCAAGCATTACCTGTTATTGATTGAGTAGATTTCATCCAAAACTCACTTACTGCCCCATATCTATATAATTTATAGACAACATCTGAAGGTGAAGTAAAAGTAGTAGTTGGGGATTGTCCACAAGTAGCAGATGTCCCATTATATTCATTTACTATAAAACCATTATATATAGTGACACTTTGCCCTGTATCTTGAAGAAGCATTCCAGAATTAATAATAAAAGTTTGAGGACCTAACAACGCATTCCATACTTGTGGTTCAATTTTGACTGCTTGAGTAACAGAAGAAGACATATTAAACTGTCCTGTTATTGAACTACTTACCCAAATTTCCATACTACCGGTAAAAGTAGCACCAACATCTCCTGCTACTCTTACGTCAAAATTATGATAAAAATCATAAGCCCCTTCACTAGGTATTATATAATAAGATGAAGTAACATTTGCCCCATTAATGTCAACTACACCAGGTCCAGAACCTGTATAAAATGAATCTCCAAAAGAGCTAGGAGGAACAGAAACGGGTATAAAAAACCAAGAAGTCCCAACAACACCTACTGAAGAGGACTGGTTAAACATATCCCAAACTTCATGTCTAGCTCCATTACTAGAAGATGTGTAATTTAAAGGAGGTATAAAACGCCCACCTGAGGGGTATATTTCAAAGAAATTAGTTCCTACTATACCTAGATCACCAGAGGGGTTGTAAAAAGGTATGTTTTGTGAAGGAGATATAGAAGAAGACCCAAAATAATAAAGTATAGGATAATAAGAATATCCACTTTCATGAATTGTTCTATTCCCGTTAGTAGCAAATTGGTTTGAATATTGTTGAGCATTTAATAATGATACGTTTAACGTATCTCCTGTTTTAAATGTATTTTGAACTTCCGCCCAGTTTCTATTACGTTGATTTAATTCAACTAATCTCCCAGTATCATCTACTAAATATTTTAAGGTCACATTACTTTTATTAGGTAATATACTATTTATTATTTCAGTAAATAGACCTAGTTTTTTAGTATTATAATTTACTACAGGTGTTAAACCATAAGAAACATCACCAATAGACCACGTATTAAAGTTACGCCCATAAAGTTGAACACCATCATACCTTGAATTAAGATATGCTGTATCACTTAAGTATGAATCTTGAAGTTGAACAGCTCCTGTTATTGAGTAAGAAGTAAATGCTCTTCCTAAAGAATCTGTAGATAATATGGGGATTAATTTTTTTCTATATTCAGAAGTTAAACTTACAAACTCATTATTTTGTAAAGCATTAAAATCAGAATTTTCAAAGAAATTTTCATAATATGGTGCTGTGTAATTTAGTATAAAATCCATATCCCCTGAAGATATATAGTTGCCTGTGGGACAAATCCCTAAATCTATTACCGTTAAACCAGCAGATAAAGGTAAATAACTTCCACTTATGGCACAAATTGTCGCACTTGATAAAGGGGTTAAAGTTACAGTTTGAGATGACCCACTACAGTCTAGATAAGTCTCACTTCTAGTACTAACAGCACTTGTATTTCTAAATCTATATTGTCTACATTGGGGGTCTAAGACAAAAAGTTTAGATCCGGGAGCTACGTAGTTTGCTGTATTGTTAACTAAATAAGGATTTACATTTAATTCTTCAAATTGAGCATAAGTATCAAGAATAGAACCAGTAATATCTCCAGTATAATAAGGTTCTCTATCTCCAGTTAATTCAAAGTAGTAGGGATCATATACTGGGAGAATAGCTGCGCCTGTAACTTCTCCTTCTAAATCTGAAAAATTAGTAAATAAAGGTTTTGCTTCTGGTACTTTAGGTCTTTCTAATACTGGGGATTTAATAGATACCCCTGTCCAAGTATTACTTCTAGCGGGAGTAAAATCTTTAACCATTTTAAATAACGAATTATCAAAAAATTGAATTAATCTAATAAATCCATTATAATCAAATCCTTCACTTGGATGTGTAAATGTTTGCCCAAACCAGTAATCTCGTTGAAACGATAAAGAAGGATAAGTATCTAAGTAAAGAGCTTCTGGGTATGCTATATAATTATCTATAACCCAATTAGGGTCTACAGCTGTAATAGAAGCGGATACTGAATTATCTATTTGGGTTTGAGGAGAAAAAGATACATCAATAAAATGTAAATCTTGACTTTTAACTTCTCTAGATGATGTTGTAGATGTTTCAAATCGTTTTATAGGAGATAATATACTTCCTGTAAGATTATTCGAACCTAATGATATTTTATTTGGTGAATATCCTTTTAAATCCTGATAATCGTTTGTGCCACCATATTCTTTAATGGGGAGAATTGAACCTGTAATACCAAATAGTGTAATTAATCCTTGTAAACCACCATGAGCACCTTTTCCTTTAAATAAATAAGGTAAATTATGGTAAAGTCTTTTATAAGTATCTATTACTAATTCTTTTCTAGGTATATTGTTCAAGAAACTACTTGATGGTGAATAATTCCCATCATAACAAGGTCCCACTACAGTTCTTTTTACTCCTGGGGTTAATGGTGCGAAGCTTCCAGATAATGCACATACAGTAGCAGTTCCAAAAAATGGGGCCAGGCTAACTGTATTTGGGGTTCCATCACATTGAATAAAATTTTGTACCTGAGCAACACTAGTAATATTAGTAAATGTATAACTAATACAATTTGTAGTAAAATCAACACTACCACTAAATCCACCTACATTATAATTTAATACATCTTGGTTACCTTGGGAATTATATAATTTCATTCCAAAGGATTTTAACCAATCGTATACTAAATCTTGAGATATACCTTCATTTAAATTATTATTATTATCCCATACGTCTGTTAAGTTGTCAATATAAACCCAAATATTATCAAAATACTGGCCTATCATGTTAACAAACACAGTGTAAGGCAAATAATTTCCGGGATCATCTAGTATGTAAGAAGGTATAGTATTAACTAATATATCTTTATTTGTTACATCATAATTATTAGCTATATCAATAGCATCTCTATACCAATTTGAAACTGTAGTTGAGGATGATGCGTATAAATTATAAGGTTGAGATGTATTAGATTTAGGATATGGAGCTATATTATATGACAAATACGAGCCTGTTTCTAAATTATATTGTACAATAGAAGATGTTAATGAGCTTGAATTATAATAAAGATATGATTCAAATCCATCAAATTTAGCAATAGTAGTATTTAAACTTGAAGTTGCTTGATTTATTTGATTTATTAAAGAAGCATTACTTGCTGTTAATGGAGAAAAAGCATTAATTTGATATTTATACCCTTCAATTTCCCCAATCTTAAACATAAAATTATTTATTCTACTTACAGCTGAGCTATAGTGAATAAATCCATTAAGTGAACTATAATCTACATTTAGATTTATCTCCTGGTTGGTAAGTGAATTTAAAACGGCTTGATATGACGAACCAGTAAATGAAGTAACTAATTGAGTTAAATTATTATACTTAGTAGGAATTACTGTTTTAAATTCTAAATCAATGTTAAAATTAGGACCTTTTAAAGATGGTTGAGATGGTGGAGTAATAAATTTATCTAAATTAAGACCATAGATATAAGGATTTATTATTTCTTCTACAATCCAAAATGAAGTTTTTAAAGCAATATTAGCCGGAAGAGGTTCATAAAGTTTAAATAATAAACTAGCTTCTCCTAAATCTGTTACCTCACTTAAAACATTTACTACTATTACTTGATTATTATCACCAAAATTAAGAATAAAATAGTAATAATAAGGAACAGACAATTGCTTATCAGCAAAATTACTAGCAATATCTAGTAAACTAATATTATTTATTAAAGTAGAATTAACTTTTAATTCTGTTCTATCTGATGATATTTGAGAAATAAATAAGTTAGGGTTAGAAGATTCTCCTATTACTTTTCTAAAAAAATTATATCTAGATGTAACTTCTCCTGATTCAAATCCTAGATTTTTAATATCTTGAATAGGGTCTATTTCTATTATAGGAAGATAATCTTGTTGATAACCCGAATCAGAAGGAAGTTTATATGAAGTATAGTTATAGGTTTTATCTATTATATTTCCCCCTAAATCAAATACAAAATATTCAATATAATCTTCAGGTTTTCCAAAGGTTTCTTGTTGTGTAACTGGGCGTAATAACTGTTCATCTTCAATATTATAACGATCTATTTGATCTCTATTTAAAACTTGTCCTACTATTCTTACATTATCGGCCATTAATAGTTATTTTTATTATAAATTTAAATTATTTTGAGATTGGTTTACTACAACATTTACTTCAGCTTCTAATAGCTGTTGTCTTAAATCTGTTATTTCTTGTAATAATGCTTGAATATCATCATCATCTGCTATTTTTACATTAAGATATTCTGCTTCTCTTAATAATATAAATCTATGGGAATCTGTATCACCTTCAGTGGGTATAATAGAAAATAATTCATCATATAAATCAAAAAAAGCTTCTACTGTTGTGTCCGGAACAGTAGGTTGAATTGGGTTGAATTCACCAAATTGAGTATTTATAACTCTAGTAAATATGCTTTTATCATAAATTAAATTCCTAACATCAATCCTTTCAGCCATTATTTATTTATTTTAAAAATATAATCATTATCATATATAACAGATGAACCATTATCAAAGATAGATTTAATTAATACTTTGTAATACCTTTCAGGTTGAAATCCGGCTGTGTATAACGTAAAAAAGTTCCCTGCGGTATCACAACTTATTTTGGTATGTTCTTCACTAAAATTCACAACATATTCTTCTGTGTCTAAATCTTGAATAGCATAATAAGAAGATGATGGTAAAGCACTATTTAAAGTAAATACAGATACAGTATTAAATTGACGAGGAGGATATATAGGTCGCGCATTTACTCTAAATTGACATACACTATCTGAAGTATATGACCCTAAATTATTTCCTAGAGTAATAGCTACATTTTGATTATCTAATACAGTTAAAGACCCTGTAACATATACACTATCATCCCAACCAAATTCAAGTTGTGGGAGATATATTGTGTGAGTATCTTTAGAAAAGAATTTTAATGAATAAGATGATGAAGTATTAAATTCATATTGATCATCAAATTTTAATATAAACCCATTATTTTCTAAAAAACCAGGGGTATTAAATGTTTCTACAATATATGTAACATTTATATTAGTATCTTTAGTAGTGCTTATTACAAATGATTGAGAACTTAAATATGTAGTCCACCAAACACCACCTCCTGGGGTACTAAAATTAAATGAAGCTGTAGTATCCGTAAAGAAACTTGAAGTAGTCCATTCATTAGTATTATCTCTATTATACCAAGTACAATCCTGAGTATAGGGAGGATCATATAAATATTTTCCTGTCCCTGCTTGCCATGATTGTGAAGTGGCATAACAATATAAAGCATAATCATCAGGAAGATTAGTAGCATCTGCTAAAAATAATTTTAAAGAAGCACTATACATTCCCGTAGCAGATGAAGGGGGAGCAGGCCCGTTGACTGGTAAAGTATTAGTAGTAAGAATCAAATCAGAAACCTCTAACATCTTATCAGAAGGAAACTGGATTAGTGCTCTGGCTGCTTGAGCTGTACTTGATAAAGAAGAATTAATATTTTTTACTTCTAATATAGCATCCAACCCGGTGTTAGTAGTGGGAAATTCAGAGTAAATAGTTGCATCCTTTTCAGGGAATATTTTATAAACGGCCATTTATATTATTTATTTGCTATAAATATAAAGTTATTAAAAAGCTATAACCCTACCTTGTATATCTAAATCAGGATATCTTATTTCAAACACAGCAGGATCTAAAGAAGGATATAAAATATCACTTCTAAAAGCACCAGTAACATCATAACTATATGGAGAATAATTACCCCCAGATTTATTTGTGAATTGAATTTTTGTAACAGATTGTACTCCTTTTACTTGTAATAAAACAGAATTTACATCTGAGAGTATGATAGGTTGATTAATTTGCCACTTATCTATATTAAAATAACTGATAAGAGCAGTTATACAATCAGTTAATATCTGATTATTACTTAACCCTGGTATGGTGGTTATATCAAAACTTAAACCTAAATTAATATAATAGGCATCTTTAATAATGACAGCATCAGTAACCATTCTGAATGGTTCTAAATATTCTTTTAAATTAGTTTTTAAATTTGTAGTAGCATTAACTAATTTTTTAGTATCATTATATGCTAACACATACATAGATAAGGCTAATGGGTTATTATCAATTAAAGGATCATTACCGGCATTTACAGATAATGCAGTAGCTTGTTCAACATATACTTTAGCTATGGTACCAAAATCTGAAGGCATACTTAAAGCGCGAGTCATATAATCATCTTTAGTTACTGATCTTAATTGTGCTGAGAATGCATTAAGCGTGTTTAAACGCACTTCTTCTATAGTATCACCACTTCGGCCACCTATAGAAGGTATTGGATTACCTGCGACTAAAGTGCTAAGAGATGCGTTAGTGTAAATGGGATTAAAAGCTCCTATATTACTAATAGATGTAATTGAAGTAATACTATTTGCTGGTAAATTAGCCTCTATCCCTCCCCCTGATAGATATTGGACATTTAAAACTATTTGAGAAGGAACAGTACCATATTGTTTAGTATAAAATACAGCAGCTTGGTTATAATTACTAATTAAATCTGAAGTGTCAACAGAAGGTACCATTCCTAATTGAATATTATCTGGGGTTGGAATGATTAAATCATCATCTTGATTTACATACATCCCAGAACCGAATTGTAATTCTACAACACCATCTGTTCTAATTCTAGATACAAATCTATTAGGAGTTTCAAGTAAACTTATTAAATAAGGTACTTGATTAGAGGAAGGACCTGTATTAACTGTTTTATTTACAATAGTAGATTGAGCTAAATAAGGTACTTCATACCATTGACTTCCATCATTTCCATTAACATTAATTATTTGAAGAAAGTTAGGATCATTTATTTCAACTGATGTGAATTTTACAGGTGCTCCAAAAGTAAATGTAGCTGTCTTCACTTCAGCTGATACTGCCTTTACTGATTGTCTAAATAAATAATTATTCCCATCAAATAAACTAATTTCTGTAGACCCAGTATCAGTAAAATCAACTTTTTGAGTTGTTAGAAACTTAGTCTGGGTTGAATTTGATGTTAATACAGTATTTTCAGGGATTATAAGAGCATAATCTAAATTAGGGGCATTATTAAGGATAGGGACTTGTTGGTAAAAATCAATTGTAGTAACAGAAGCATATGATAATTTAGGACGATATCCTAAAGAATATGCCATATTAAATAAATTTTCCTTTTCCTTAGCGGTCAATACAAAATTCTCTTGTATTTGAGTGTCTATATAAAAAGATAAAACATCCCCAACATATGAGGACATCTCAATAAACATCGTACCAGGAGACGTATCTGAGAAATCAGTATAGGTATTAGGAAAATAATTCTTAGCAAAATCAATAAGAGATGCTTTATATTGAGTAAAGTTCTTATTTAAATAAGATATGTTCTTGTTTTGGGCCATTATGTTATATTAATTATTACACTATCAGATTGATTTGAAAGTAGTATTGTATAATCCATTGTTACTGCTAAAGTATTTTCATCTTCAAAAGGTACCAAATCAATAAAATTTACGGTAATTTCTGGTAGATATTGATCTACAGCAGTAACTATGCTGTTTTTAATAAGTGGGAATGTTTCATCTGTAATAGGTTCAAATAATTGCTGTTTTAAAATTGTACCAAAATTGGGGTGTCCAATTCGTTCTCCTTTAGATGTTAAAATCAAATTAATTAGATTATATTTAATCTGGTCTCTAGTAGAGTATACGCTATTAAACACACCAGGAGCATTAAAAGGTAAAGCAACTCCTATAGCTGTATTGACTTGAAAGTCTCTAGGATCAACTCTATTACTTCTTATATATGCCATTATTGGATATTTCTAAAATTACTTATGTCCGCAGGGTTATTTCTCATATCATTAGCTACTTGAGCTAACATATCCGAATATACATTTTGTTTCTCAGCAAATGTTGTAGGTGGAGCTACTGAAGGAGCAGCTATACCCATTTGATCCATTAAGGATTGGCGAATAGCTTCTTTACTAGCTGCGGGGTTGGTATTAGTAGAGTTAAAATTCATGGTAGGCCATGCTTGGCTATCGGAAATAGTAGAATTAGGTTGGTTATGGGGTAATCCTCTAGATAAGGATTCATTAATTTTCTGTTTTCCCAATTCTGCTAGTTCTTCTCTAAGAACTTCTCTCACAGCCTCTTTAATAAGAGTTTTTAATTCATTTGTTTTCATATCTATAAATATTAAGCTTCAAGATTTCGTTTATCGATTTCTAATTTTAATTCTTCAATAAGTACATTAGGATCTAATGTAAATGATGGAGCCGACTGTAATGCTACAAATCCACTTCTATCCAAGGCAACAGCATATCTACGTTTATTCCCTGCTACAATAAATTCAGGATTTTCTTCTTCTACTATAGAAAAAGTAAAACCACTATATACAACTCCTTCTACAGGACCTAAACCAGTATTAAAAGATGATGCGACTAATAAATCACGTACCTCCTCAGGGGTTAAATTTTGAGCATCCGCTTGTTCTAAAACATCATTTAAAGGAAGTAATCTAGAACGTTCATATTGAATAGTATTTAAAAACCCATCTAAAGTAGTTAATGAAACTTGAAGTAAAATTCCTAATGATATTAGTACTGGGTTGAATTTAGCTATCAGTCGAGAAGCTATTATACCAATAGTAGCTATTTGATAGGGTGCTGTAGGTAATGCTGCTAATATAGATAATAATAAAGTAAAAACTATTATTATAGTATTTAAAGTATTAATAGTTTTTCTAAAAGCTTCTACTTGTCTTTCGGCGGATGCAAGTGTTACTAGAGCAGCATCTCTAGCTACTTTTGCTTTTTTAATATCTTCTTTAGTTGTAGCAGCTTGAATAATTTCATTAGTTTTATCCACTAAAGCACCTAATCTAGTTACAGTGTCTGCTAGTCGAGTAATAAAAATATTTAATACTCGTGCTAATATTAATACAATAATTATAGGACCTATAGCCTTAACAAACTTCTTTAAACCTGCTTTTAATTTAGCTTTATTAAATTTTAATCTAAGTTTATTTGTTTTTAATTTTGATTGAGTACGTAATTCTTTTAATTTAGCTTTTTCTTCTAATGTTCGTTTAGTGAGTAAAACATTAAGTTTTTCTTTAATTACATCAATTCGTTTTTTAGCTCCTTCTAGTGCTTTTTTAGCTTTTTCAAATTCTTTTTTAGCTTTTTTCTCTATTTTTTTAAATTCTTCTTTATATTTATCAATCTCTTCATCTCTTGCTTCTGGGGAAAGAAATTTAAGAGCTTCACCTATACCTTCTCCAATAGCTGTCCCAGCAGCAGAAGCTTCTCCTGTACTCGTTACACTTCCGGCAGCAGATACATTAGATGCTAATCCATTAAAAGCTCCTGTAACACCAGCAGCAGCACCTGCTGCTAATGCTTGAATAGAAAGAGCAGCAACTTTAGCTTTATTATATAAAGCTTCTGCTTTAGAGTATTGTGTTTGAGCACTCTCAACTAATTTTTGAGATTCTTCTAGTGCTTTTTTAGCAGCTGCTATCTTATCTTTTTGAGTAACTTCAGCCATTATATTGTATATACTGTTTTAGATATTAATACTTTTTTATCTAATTTAATATTTAAAGCATCTATAGAATCTATAAGACCACTAGCCGCTGAATTTAAAGTTTCCATTAAGGTTCCCTCTGGTTGGGCAAATGTAGGACCTAAAACAGAAGCAAAAGTACTTAAAGCTGCAGATAAATCAGAAAGATATTCTTGAAGTTGAAATCCCATAATTAAAGGCTCAGGCCCATCTGAACCATTATTAGCTGGACCTAAATAGACTTTATTATCTTGTAAAACTATTCCAACTTTACTACTTTGTAAATACACTGGACCTTGTGAATATAATTCAACTCCTGTTTTTCCAAATATTAAAACCTCATCTGATTTAGCTGATAATATAACCCTGTTAGAATTTACAATAACTTGGGGCTCTGAGAAATCTGCTATATTAGTAGGATTAGTAATACCACTTAAAATAATATTTCCTATATCTAAAGGTATGGTTTGATTAGATGTTAAATAAATAGATGATCCATCTTTATTTATATTTTCTACATTTAAGCTAGAGTTAGGTGATTTATAATTATGCTGGTTTGAAATAAGCAAAATTGGGTTACTATCCAACTCAGTAGGATTAGTAGACCATGGGGATAAATCTTGATTTCCTGATTTGTTTGTACTTCCAAAACGAATTGAATTTCCAAATCGACCTTCTAGTAAATAATCTCCTTCAAATACTTGTAAACTTTTAAAATCTTTATTTTCAATAAAGGAATCATATAATATATCTTTATCGGTTTCTGAAAATAAACCATTAAATTGGGGACTATTCCACGCATTAATAGAACTTAAATAGTAAGTTTCTCTAGTTTTTTCAGATACAGGTGAAGGTGCCGAAGGAAGATCTACTAATAATATTATCTCCCCAGGTAATGGAAAATATTTTTGATTAGGATATAAAGGAAGAGCTGTAGGTAATGTACTTAAAAATTTATTGGTTAAATCTTTTAATGATATTTCATTATCCTCCTGATATTCTTGATAGACAACAGTACCAATACCTCCCCAACCCCCATTTTCTTCCCATATGTTAGCAGGAACACTAGAGGGACTTAACATAACAGCATAAACTTTACCAACTTTATATCCTTGAGGAGCCTGGTAGTTGTTATTCCCTATATTAGAGGTAATGAAAGATAAATTATTTTTTATTATCATGATTTATTCTCCATCCGGGTTTACAATAGCACCTCCGATTTCATTTACAGCTGAGAATAATTGTTGTTTCTCTGCTTCACTTAGGATCATATGAGCCGCTTCATCTGAAGAAGAAGAAGTATTCATAGCACGTTGTACTATACTAGCTAATTTAATTAATTGGTCGTCGTTTTTAACACTTATGTTAAGATGTTCTGCAATTAATGGGACAATCATAAGAGCCGACTGTGAATTAATAACCAATGGTTTTAATGTCTCAATCAGTTCTTTAATTTGTTTTTCCTTTTCCTTTGAGTTATTATAAATATCTTTGAGCAAATCAGAAAACTTCTTATTACCCCACATTACTTGATCAAAATCCATAATTATTTTGGTTATAAATATAAGAACTGTAAAGCTTTATGTTATTACATGACCTTTTGAGTAGTATTGGTTGTATAGTTCAGAATAGAATACTTTTAGTTTCTTAATAATTTTAGTAATTTGGGGAGTATCTACATCTACTATCTCACGAATATAAATGTAAAGGGCTTTCTTATTAAATATATCTAATGATTCACATTTGCGAAATAATTCAATTATAGCATTAGCAGTTAAAGCATCAATTTCTTTAGGAAACAATTTACTTAAATTTTTATCTACATATTTAATATATAATTTCATAAACTCACTTACACTATAATCATCACTATAATACTCGTTTATAATTTCCTCTCTAATTGTCTTATCTTCATCCACTTCAAGTAAGTCGCCTTTATCTTGAAGTTTTTGATAGTTTTTTTTATTTTTAAGAATTAAATAACGTTTAGTAATAGTTCCAAAATACGAATATGCTTTACCTTTTTCTGGTTTATATAATCTAAGTTTTTCAAGTAAAAAAGCAATTACTTCCTGTTGTACATCTTCTACAGATTCACCATCAGTATAATAAAATTTAAACGTATGAATGATATTTTGCGTTAATTTAAAAAATCCATACTCTACACGTTCACGATATACTTTATCTCTAAAATCTTGATCAGTTGAAGCTACATACTCTAAAATAGCATTCTGGGTGTCTTCGGTAAAATAAGTATTGGATGTTTTGGGTTTGCGTTTGCGGGGTTGACCGGATTTGGTTAATTCGACAACGGGGATATTATTTTCTATTTCCATTAAGGTTAAAGTCGTTTAATTCGTTTTGAAGGGTTTTTATACTTTCAAAAAACCATCCAATTTCATCATCAGATTGAAATGTTCCCTTGTCATCAATTTCTCCCAATCTTTTATTAGTAACATCAACAGTATTAGAAAACTGTTGGATGTATCTATCTTGACCATCAACTATTTTCTCTAGTGTCTCTACTTTTTTAAATAAGTTATAGGAAGTATAACCTAATACACCTACTAAAAGGATTAATATAATAATAAAGGTAATCATAATTAATAATTCATTTCATCGTTCTCGATAGAAATAGTATCTCTTAAGCTAGATACTGCTTCTCTCATGTCTCTAAAGGCACCAGCGATAACGCTCATGTCTTCACTACGACTAATTGCGCTCTCTAAAGCAGCAACTTTGTGATCAATTTTTTCAATTTTTTTAAGGGCTTGTTCTTTGTATTTCATTTTGTTTAAATTTTATAGTTATAGTGTATTATACGAAGGGAGGAGGCGGTAGCCAAGTTTTCTTTAAAAGCAGTGCATTTCATACCGCTATCAATAGATACATATATATAAGATGGTGAAGGACAAAAAAAACCCGCCTTTTAGGGGCGGGTTATATTGTTGTATTATTTATTTATTTATCCATGTCGTCTAAAGGAACATCATATATACTATCAAGAAAATCATTATAAGCATCAGATAATTCATCATAATTAGAATATTTATCTTTATTAGATGCTACCCAACTCATTTCTTTTAAAATACCATTTACTTGCTTATAATTATAAGTTTCTAAATCATAATCCTCAATTTCGGCCTCATTAGAAAGTTGCAACCAAAGTTTCCAAGTTTTATCATCCAATGTTGGTATTGTTATATTTTCTATTAATAATTTAGATTCGGTAATAATACCCGCTAATTTCTGCATTCTAGCCGTTTCAGTGATAAATTGTTTTTCCATTTTTATTTTTATTTAAGTTGTCGTTTAATTATCCTCTTTCTAGGTTTCTTATTTGATCATTGTCTAAAATTTGACTTTTTAAATCATCAGACATTTCATTCCCATTTAAAGCTTGTTGAATGTCTGAATAGGTAAATACCCCGTCAAATGCAAGAGGATCATTAGAACCACCTCCTTCACCCATAGTATCGGCTAGAATAGATATTAATTCATCTGCATTATTATTTTGGGCAGCATAAAATATAGCATCGATAACCATCTCATCTTCTGTATTACCTCCAAGGTTATTAACAAAATCTAATAATTGATACGCATTAACTTGAGTATTTCTATCCAAATTATCTACTTTAGCATATAATCCTTCATATCCTGATGGTCCTTGATTTTCAGTAATAATACCTGCTAGTTTTTGAAGACGTTTAGCTTCAGTGATAAATTGTTTTTCCATTTTATTTTTGTAGTTGTTATTTATTAAAAGAATACTTCTTTATTTGCTTCAATAGCATTAAAATTTAGTTTAGGATATATATTTTCTGATTGAAGTTGTTGTAAGGCTTTACTAAAGGCTTCATCAAAATCACTTCTATATGATAAATCTAATCCTTCCTCTTCTGCTATAGAGTCAATATATTCTCTCATATATCCACCTTCTTCAGTATCTAGAAACGGATTAAACGCTTCTTTTAATTCAGATGAACCACCGTTATGGTTAATTATATATATTTTATTATGTTTTGACATAAAATTATTTAATTCATCTTCACTAGTAATAGCTTTCCAATTGTCAGGATTAGTTAAAAATGTTGTAATATAATTTATATCAATTACTCCATAATTATCATTAAATATTTGAACTATTTTTGGGTTTTTGGGTAAAGTGCCGGTTACAGATAAAATGGATTTTGAAGTATCTTTTATAGCTACATTATACACTATAAAGCCTATTCCTCTAGGTTTAACAAACCCCGGTGCTAGTTTAGAATCATCAGAAACATATAATATTATCCCGTCGTTTATTAAATCTAATGCTTTATTTTCTGTTAAATTTTTATATTCACT